ATAAGGCCGATTGGTGTGATGGTATATTTGAGCAACCTACCGTCGACGCGGTAGCCGCATGGCAACGCGATAACATGCCAGAAACTGAATATTACGGCCAAGTATGGTGTGACGACTGGGACGCCATGAGGCGTACCACTTGACAGGACACCGTGCAACACTTGCGGTGGGCAGACGACGGTAACACCCTGAGGGTGAACACCGCAGGTGTCTACGGGGCCGGTATGCAATCCGGCCCCGTAGTCGCAAAGTAAATTAGCTACAATGTTATCGTCACCAGATAAGGATCATCCTTTGACTAAGATTACTGATTTGGGTTCTGATTATGATGCGGGGCTGGAATTCAATTATGATGTTTGGACGCCGAACACGACTATTACATTGTGTAATGTTCCGTGGTCTGCCGATTATCGGGATATTGTCTATTTCGATAGTGTCACTAAACTGCTATCATATTTGAATTCAAGTACCGGTCCTGTAATTACCTATATGGGTTCCACTTTGGTGGTTCCGGGGCGTCCTATTATGCTTGATATTCCGGTGAATCAGGCATACCGATACAATTATATTCACGTACATAATCCCGCCATGCCCGGCCAATGGGCAAACAATGTCCAAGACGTCCCTCGAGATTTTTTCTATTTTATCTCAGACGTGCAATATGTTGCACCTAACACGACTGCAATTCATGTCCAACTAGACGTCTGGCAATCGTTCGGACGATACGTAGAATTCGGGCAATGCTATATCGAACGCGGGCATATCGGCATCGCCAACAAAAACCAGTTGAATAATAGGGGTAGGGATTTTCTTACCGTTCCCGAGGGTCTGGACACAGGAAACGAATACCAAATATCTGACACTTTCTGGCGTGAAATTGCGGCATCTAAGCGTCGTAACTATTCCGTTATGGTATGGTCTAATACGTCACTACACGCGAATGCTGGAACACGAGAGAAGCCCAACCTTACAGTTTCAAGCGGCTCGCAAATGGAATCACTACCCAATAGCGTGAATATCTATTTGTTCACCTTGGATTCATGGTTTATGGCGGCTAGTGTTCTCAGTATGTTTCCATGGGTGACTCAAGGCATTATTTCGGTAATGGCCGTTCCTGATTCGGTTATACCTGATGGTTACATGACGGGGCCAACTGTTACAATTGCCGGTAGTCAGTCTAGTGTTACTTGTCAATTGATTACCGGTAGCGGTGATATTCAGGGTAAGGCTAGCCCTATCGACATATGGGACGGCCAAAGTTGGCGTGATATAATTCAGGCGAAAATACCGGACGAATTCAAGATACTCCATAAGTTTGAAACATATCCATACTGTTTCTTTGAATTGACAACCAATAATGGTAGTCCTATTATTCTTAAGCCAGAATGCATGGGAACTGACAATTTTGTGGCATTGCAATATGTCCACCTTGCACCTCCGGGGCCCCGCATCATGTATAGTGTTAAGAATTATAACCGTGCCGATGGTGCCCCAGCATTCGGATATGATGACAGAGAAACTAACCCGCTATACAGCGGCGGTGAGGATATGGATATGATGACGGGAATCTCCAATTTCCCCACTTTCTCTATTCTCAATAATTCATATATTAACTACATGGCGAGCAATGCGAATAGCCTGTCCTATGCGGCTCAATCAGCGGGATGGTCGCTCAATAGATCATTGGCCGGAACACAAGCCGGATACGATATAACAACCAACCAAATGAATGCGTCCACCGCCGCAACAAACCAAAACAATTCCGCCATGATGCGCCAAGTAATGGTACAAAATGACACTATCGCGGCACAAAACAATCTAACTAATGACCAGCTACTACAACATCAGCTATTGGGAATCGCGCAAGGTCTAGGCAACGGCACGGCGTCCGGTGGATTAGGCGGAGCAATTATGGGCGCCATCGGTGGTATCGGTAACGCCATTGGGACAGGAATTACCATCAATGGAAATAACCAGGCAGCAGCTATCTCACAATCAGCTATTGGCCGTAGTAATGCGGTGAGCATGGCAAATAACAGCGCCCTAAATACCATTAGCAATAACGCCACTGGATATGCACGCGATACGAATTTTGCGTACGCCAATTACGCGGCAAATGGCGATTATCAGAACGCTATTGCAGGAATTAACGCTAAAACACAAGACGCGAAACTCACACAACCGACAACTAGTGGACAAATGGGTGGTGATGCTTTTAATCTTGCGACTGCTGGTTGGTATCTTGTCTGCAAATTGAAGACTCTCGACCCGGCCGCTATGCGCATTATTGGGACGTATTGGTTGCGCTATGGTTATGCTATTAACCGATTTGGTAGGATGCCCAAAGATTTTGCTTGCATGAGTAAATTCACGTATTGGAAGCTGAGGGAAACATATATTTCTAGTAGCGCGTGCCCAGAGGTATTTAAAAATACAATTCGTGGAATCTTCGAAAAAGGTGTTACAGTGTGGAAAGACGCAGCAAACATCGGCCGCGTAACAATATACGAAAACAAGCCACTAGGCGGAATAACCTACGAATAACACCCTGAGGGTGATCAGATGACGGTAACATAGCGCAACATTAGTTATGTAACTACGGGGTCGGTTAGTTATCGTCAATTGCCACACCGCAGGTGTCGATAACATTGTGCAACATCATAAAGCGACTACGAAGCCGGTTAATCTAATGAATACATCTGATACATCACCTAATAGCATCTATAGTTCGTTCTTGAATCAAACGAATTACGCGGCCAACTACACTAAAGACCGCAAAGGTATTTTGACGCAAATGTACGTCCGCAAGCTGGCAAGCGCGTGTATTGCCCGCTATAAATGGAATGGACTACCGCCTGAAATTGACTCACGATTCCTCGAGATAACGCTATATTTTCGAGGTTTGGCAGTATTTACCTATGATGATAGTTTCGAAAAATACATGGCGTATCGCGCGCAAGGCGTAGGACAATTGGACTGGTACGATAATCCTCTTAGTTTCACATGCTACGCTAACAACCTTATGAGTCGCGTTGTTAGTGCTGATGATTGCGTGCCTATTTGGGGCAATAATATGCGCGTGCCAGATCACGATCTATGCATGACAATCGCGGCCAGAATTGCAGAATTTGATATTAGTATAGATCAATTGGTTGTTAACACAAGGCATCCCGTTCTATTGGTATCAGATGATCAAACACGACAGTCTACTATGGCAGTATGGCGACAATTGCAAGAGGGTCAACCTTTTATCGGAACGCACAAAGGAATCGGGCAAGATATCGACCAATTCGTAAAAGCATTTGACCTAGGTGTGAATGCTGCCGACCTGCCAACACTACAGATAGCCAAAACTCGAGTCATGAATGAATTTATGGGTTTTATGGGTATCAATAATGCGAACCAGGACAAACGCGAACGCCTTGTATCGGACGAAGTAGCCGCTAATAATAGTCAGGTGGGAATTTTCCGTGCCGATGCGATGAACGCTAGGGAGTACGCTTGCGAACTCATCAACAAGCGCTATAACCTTAACGTGTCAGTAGAATGGAACGAAAAAGAAGTCGAATCACTAGACAACTTTAACGGCGATAGCGTGGAACAAGATTATGAGGGTGATGATGCCTGATGGCACTGTTCACAATGCAATTAGGTGATGTTATTGAATCCGCATTCCGAGGCCGGCCAAATTTCATGGCATCAGTAATGAGCGATTACCCTATTTTCGATGCGTCATACCGCAAGACACTTAACGAAAAAATTATTGATCATTATCTGTTTCGTGAGATCGGGCAAGAAACTGTCCATATGTTCGCATTCACTTTTAAGCGTAACCTTAACGAAATTATGCCGCTGTACAATCAGCTTTACGAGTCGACATTACTAAAATTCGACCCGCTGGCACAATACGATTATCACACGATTATTGATGCCCGAACTGATGGCTTGAGTGATGATGAATCCACGTCGACCTCTCAATCAAATTCAATAGGAACATCACGCGCCCGAACTGTTGAATCAAATATGCCTAGCGTTCAACTTTCTAATAACGGTAATTATGCGTCTAGCGCGCAAGATGCTAATTCTAGTTCGGTAACCGACAATTCCGGTACAGGGTCGGCTAGCTCCAAGTCAAATAGCACTAATATCAATAAGACTGCAACTAATATTAGTGGTAGGAATCTTCCAGGTGCTGAGTTGATAAAGAGTTTTAGATCGGCCATGCTGAATGTTGATATGATGGTTATCAATGATTTAGAGAATTGTTTTATGCAAGTTTGGACTAACGGAGATTCTACACGTAAAGGTTATAGCTATGCCATTCCTGCCTATCCCACCATATACTAATTCCGCGAACCCTATAAGTAATATTACTCCGTTTACTTATGGGGATGGTTACACCTATCTTTCACTGCTGGAAGATATGCGCGTATACCTTAATACAATGATTGATTCCGTGAATGCTAACACGGATTCCGCTAATGATGTTGTCGACCAATTCACTGAACTAGTTAATCATGTGAATGAAGCTATCGCGGATTATGGCACGCAGCTAGACAATTGGTCTGATGATTTTGAAGTAGATTTTAAGGCCAGATTTGACAAGCTACGTGCCGATATGCTCACGCTTGTACTAACTACGGCTCAAACTGGGGTAATCTTTAACCCAACTCGAGGATTTTGCGACCCTATTAGTGATGTTATTTCAGATATCTACCACTATTTAAGAGTATGGGCTATTACCGCGGGTGACTATGATGCGCTGGGATTGACTATAGAAGACTTTGAAGATAAATATGCTAGCGCATATGATTTTGATATTCGTAGCCAATTCGACCCGGATGCATGGGAAAGACTTTCCCAATTGAACGAATATCTAGGGTCACTAGATACTATCGGTGAACGTATCGAAGCCATGGAAATACAACTAGACGGAATGTCACTGGAAATTGAAGCAGTTTACAACCTTGTAGGCGACACCTCCGACCTTGTCACAGCAATCAATACTATTATCAACGGTGAATCATGACAATTAGCACACTAGCAGACGGTATTAAAGAAATAGCTGAAATTCACGACCAAACACGCGCATTAGTCAAGGCTAATGGCTTTACTATAGCCGATAACGCCGGTATGTCTGCAATTCCAGTAGCGTTGCAAACACTACACGCCATCACACCAGACCCGCTATGGCCCAACTTGCTAGATGGCTATGCTACCGGCACGTTCCGTGGGCTGGTGAAAGTAGAAGAGTCGCCAATATCGGGTGACAATTGGGTGGCGTTACTCATTGTCGGTGGTGAATATACAGTTGATTGGGGCGATGGCACTAGCGGAACATATTCTGATAACACGCAAGCGAAACACCAATACACGTATTCAAACAATAATTTAACGACAGTTAATCTATTCAAGGTTGCTGTCGTTACTGTGGCATGTACTAGTTCGATTACCACGTTGGACCTTGCACAATTGCCGAGTGAGCTTAACGATTATGCAGGTTACTTCTCTAATTGGTTGGATTTCGCGGCCAATATTCCCACGATGACAAGATTTAATCTAGGACAGTCACGCGATATCGTACGGCATAGCAATTTGGTTAGGGTTAGCTCACTTAACGGGAGTACACTCACAAACACAAGCAGTATGTTCAACTGCTGCACTTCGCTGGTGCGTTTGCCGGATAATTTCAACGTACCGGTGGCGACAAACACAAGCAGTATGTTCAACTGCTGCACTTCGCTGGTGCGTT